CGCGCCGACTATCGTTGAAACAAAAGCGGTTTGCTGCGTGGTGGCAGCAGTACCCAAACCCATAAACCAGTCGCATACGTTCCAAGCCATCACTGTAAACACCAGCATCATCAGCCGAGGGATGACCTTGTATTCGACTAGCGTCTTACTCATCTGCCTTTTTTCCCCAGTTGATTATCTCATCAATGGTTCTGCCGCAACCAATGCACCGGACGCGATCCTTGTCCAGAACACAGACACCAATGCAGGGGCTTTTATTCATTTGCCAAAGCCCTCATTCGTTTGACCAAACGCTCCGAGCGATTAGGCAGTTGACGCGCCCACTTACTGTCAAGCATCTCTAGCGCAGCCCCAGCCCATTGACGCTCATCAACACACCGCTTCATGCCCTTAAATTTTTTCATAGTTGGCAAACCCATATTAAACATCATATTGGCGATGATGCGCTGCGCCTCTTCGGGAAGGTCACTGAAATCCTCATACAGCCGATGGCAGTCCTCGCGCACTATAGCAATATCCAAATCGAATAGCTGCTTCATCCGGCGTTCAGTGATCGTGTAGCCCATTGGCTTACCGTATTCTGCGTCACCCTCGATGATGCGATGACCCACGCCAATCGTCAAGTGACCAGCCGTGCATTTATACACGTCCAGCCTCATGCCCTCATCAGCGATTAGCTCTTCGCGTAGCTTCTCGATATCCATCACAGCCTCATTTCTTTAGCCAGCGCGACAGCCTTGAGCCAGCTATCTTCTTCAGCCTCGCGTGTAAACGCCGAGCCTTGGAGCCGCTTGCTGTACTGTTGTATTTGGGAGACGTGGTAAAATAAGCAGCTTCGATGCTCTTTGCCACACAATACAAGTATGTCATAGTCTGCCCATTCCTTTGTGTTTCGCGGTAAATGCTTCGCCGAACATCCAGACCCAAGTTGAAAGTGATACGCTCTTTTTACCTTACCTTTTTGCAATAAGTATGAGGCCGTCTTTACCTGTATCCTCAATATAGTATTGTCGCTATTCGAAATAGCCACGCCGTCAATCTTGTCTTGCGCTGCCGGTGCGTAAGCCCAGCCCATAGACAATATTGCCCCAGCAGCAAAATGCTCCCCGATCAGGCCAGTGCGTGTTTCACTCATCTAAGCCCGATGGCTCCGGCTGTTGATACCATAACTGCGATGAATAAACCTACCACAACAACCGCCAAAGCGAAAACAGCTAAACCTATTTTCATGTTTTCAATGGCTTCATCGTGCGCGATGGCGGCTTCTCTCTGAGCTTTTAGCCGCGCCTCTTTCTGCTCACGCAAAGCCTGATTGTGGTGGTTGATGATCTCTTGCCAAGTTGACGGCTGGTCTGCTGGTTTAGGCCAACGCATGTTAATCATTGTAGCTACTTGCTGCATCTCCTCGTTGAGCCTCTTGGCCTCAAGCACCGCGTCAATGCTGCCCTTGAAGGTAATGTCGCCAACGCCTGATTGCTTGTTGCGCTCCTCGTTTAGTTTCTTTTGAGCCGAAAACAACGTGCCGATTTGCTCGCTCAGATCAGCCACAGATTGCACGTCATTAACGCGGGCTTTTATAAATGCTATTGCATTAGACGCGGCGCTGACTGCCATCAGGGCTGTTGAAATCGGCTCCATTACGACAACATCCCCTTTCTAAGCGGCTTGCATTGCCATTTAATCGGCATTAGGCCGTGAGCCATCTCCCCGATGTCACGACCCATTTCCATAGCACGTTCCTCGCAAGCCTTCATTGTTGGATAAGGGCCGCGAACATCGTGGAACTCAATACATTCAGTTGGGGATGCTATTGCACAGGCTAATACAATTGCCTTAAACATCTTTCCGCAATGCCTTGCGGATGCGGATAACAAGAAGCACAATACCAACAAGACCAGCAACTAGCGTTACCCACTCGTTTAGAGAGTGTAACCAAACTGGGCTAGTGATTGCACCGGCTGCTAAAGCTATGTCGGTATGTGCATCGTTGTCCATTTACTTTACTCCGTTGGGCGTGCTGCGTAAGCAGCCTTAACCGCGTCAGTGAATACAGTGCCAGCGATAGCTTGTACGTCAGCAGCCTCGGCTGTCAGATCAGCGTCAGGGGCTAGAACGTGGCGATGAAAGGTCTTGCTGATCTCTGCGCCATCCTCTGCAATGATAGTCGCAGTGCGTACTTGCACCACAGACCAATCACCCTGATTGATAACCTCGATCTTGTCATTGATAGTTGTCTTAGTCAGTGCCATTTTTATCTCCTTTGGCTGGACTGTCCACGCTCAGGGCGCATTACTCTACTCTTACGACCTCACAAGCAACCTTCCAATCATATGTAGCTGTTGCCCCTGAGTTACATTGAAGCCTTAAAATGTTACCACTAACTGTCCAAGAAAAGGCAGCAGTGCTGCCACCAGTAGCAACATTCGCAATAGAAACTGCCGCACCATTTAATGCTGCACCAGCACCATTTCTATACGCTGATATTGCAGAAACAGATGATCTCATTTGATCTGTGTTTGCAAGTTTTGCAGTAATAACAGCGTGAACAGTTACTGCACTTTCATCAGCAAGTTCTAAATCCCATAAAACTACATTGCTTGTCGTTGTGCTTTGTGCAGTTCCAATGTTTCGACCAGCTTCTGTGTATCCAAAGTTTGATCTGTTTAATAATTTAGCTGTTGTTGTGCCGCCAACGTCAACATAAGAAGGCCAATCTTTTAAGAGAACATTGGCTCTAGCACTATAGCTAGAAGCACCAGTAAAGATTGCACTACCCCGAACATAAACATCACCAGCAGCAACAAACAATCCATACACTTGATTTGTTCCAGTGTCTGTTGCCTCTGGATCAATTAGGATACAGTCAGCACAATTCTCAATGTGGATACCATAGTAAGAACCAGCAGATGTATTCGCCTCACGCACCTTTGGTCTAATTGTACAGTTAGTTAAATCGCTTGAAGTAACATATATTGCGCTTCTACCAGCGTTAATCGAAAGCACATCAATATCTAAATCTGCGTTACCAGTACCCTGAATAATCAAGCTGTGTTGTGTTGAGTCTCTGTCAATAATTTTAAAATTACCGCCAACAAGATCATTGTTAATGCTAAGTCCACGCTGACAATCGTTAGAGACAACGCTTGCTGTAATATTGTTAATTCTAGCAGTGCCTACAGTTCCAGCATTTTGGACAGACAATGCAGCGTCACCACAACTGGTTGCAACCACAGTAATGTCAAAGTTTTCAATAAGGCGTGTTCCACCAACCTGAATTTTTGCACCGTTCAAAGCACAGTCAGAAACATTTACGTTTGCAATTACATTGCCAGACTGCAAATACATTCCGTGTTGACCCGGAATGTCGTGAATTACCCCAGATAAGCGGATGTCTTGCTCAGTACCAACATACCCATCATAGGTTTCAATAAGAATACCTTGTGCAGTTCCTGAAATATCAAAGTTAGAAATCTGAATGTCAGTGCAATCGCCTGTAGCTGCCTTGTGTTTAATGTAAATTCCGTTTTGGAAATTATCATTGGCAACAATCGGAACGCCGTGGGTGTGAGTTCCCTCGATGCGAAGATTATCACCCCTAAAACTTGTTGTGTGTTCAATATACAAACCAGCATTTGCTGCATCAATAATTCTAAAGTTAGACACAGAGATATTTGTACAGCTTGTAAAGTTTAATGCACGATCCTCATGCCCAGAATTACCTGTCCAAGCGTTACTGTAATTGCCGTAGCCTTGAAGGGTTGCCCCGCCACCATCAATAAAAATATTCGACTTTGAAAGCGCATAGAAAATAGCTTTGTCATCTGCGCCTTGTCTTACAGTAACGTCAGATGACAGAAACACACTTGCATCTGAGCTAAGAGTAATTCGATCACTTAAAAGATATGTTCCAGCCGGATAGAATACACTAATGCCAGCATCATGTGCGGCTTGGATCGCAGCGGTATCGTCCGCAACGCCATCCCCAACCGCACCAAAGTCCTTTACGTTACTAAAGGCTCCAGAAATCATTCTGTTGTGTGCTTTTGTTAAAGCCATATTGGCCTCCTAGCTCGTGCGATAGGTTAAAGTAATAGCAAGCTGACTGCCAGAACCACTGGCATTAACTTGTGTTGCAACTTTCGCAGCATTATTAACAAAGCCATACAATGATATGTCAGAGGCGGTTGTGACAACGCTTGCAGCTAATTGTGTCGCACTTGTTCCAGC